CTTATTGCTTTATCATCATCACTAGAGTTTTCAGCATTAAAGCCTCTTATAGATTCAGATAATTCATTTGAAACAGTATCATAATCTTCTTGTGATAGGCTCGTACCTTTAAATTCTCCCCCTTTATTAGTATCGGGTGGAGTGTCAGGTGGAGTATCAGCAGGAGGAGTATCAGCAGGCGGTTTATCGTCTTTTCTTTGAGAATCTATTGTTTGTGCATCATCTCCTTGTGTTGCTGCTAGAAGTTCATCTACTCCTAAATTGTCTAATTCGTTTGTTGTTTGTTCGTTTTCTGGCATATCTTTATTATTTAGATTTATTTGCGTTATTTACTTCCTTAGTTATTACAGAAGTTTCTTTTTTAATTTTCTTTGTTTCCGCATCTTCTTTAATTATTTTAGAAGTTGTTTCTGTTTCTTTTCTATTTTGTTCTCGTTCGTCTATACTAATTTCGTGTTCTTTGGTAATAGCTTCTAATAAATTATCCCCTTCATCTGTTTGTTTAGCGTCATTGTCCATAGATTTAACAGTAACTGCAGTTTCAAATTTCTTATCTGCTTCATATATCTTAGTGTCATTCTCCATTTTAGAAGTAGCAGCTTGAGACTCTTGAATAGCTTGTTGTGTTTGTCTATCAGCATCTTTATTAGCTTGTTCTAGTTCTTCTCTTGCATTCTCTTCTTTGGTAATTATTTCTTTCATCATAGTAAAAGAACGAGTGTCCATAGCTTCCATTACTGGTCGCATACTCATACCATTTTGAGTAGCATTAAACATATACTTTTTAAGGTCTTCTACTTTTTCTTTTTCTTTTCCACTAAAGGAAACGTGTACATCAAAGTCACTACTAAGATAATATATATAATTATCTGCATTCATTTCAAATATTGCTTGTTGATTTGTAGTAGTAACATATTGTCCTTTTACTCCATCAATCCAAGCATATTTAGAAAGGTCAAGAAGACCTGCATAATCTTTTTCTTGGTACTTTTCAAATATCCTAGTTTCATTTTCACTAATTAAACTGCTTCTAAAAATAGCTTGTTCATTATTAGCTTTACCATCACTAGCCATACTTTCTCCATACCTTTGTCTATTGAAACCTATTCTATCCCACCATTCTTGTTTAACTTGTTCAGCCATTTGATCAACTTCATTGATATACTTTCCTAAAGACATATCCATAACTTTAAGTCCTTGTATAGCTTTAGTATAAGTAGGAGAAGTTTCATCTATAAATAAGGTAGAATTAGCTTCAGTATAATACATTGTCTTTTCTTCATCCCAACCATTTTTACCTTTATTGATTAGTCCTAAAGGAATAACAGCAATTTTATCCTTATTCTTATTAATCATCTTTTCTTTAGCATACTTAAGTATATTATAAGTAACTTGATAATTAATACTATCTTTAACCATAGATTTAATTTGTCCATCTATAGTAGACAAAACAATACCATTAAAAGGCAGTTTAACTTCAGAAGAATTATTAACTGCCGCTCTATCATAAGGTATTTCTCTACTTCTTAGGTATTCTTCGTGGCTGTTAATTATAACCTTATAAGTTTCGTATAAAGCATTTTTATAATCATACTCTAATTTTAAATCTCCTACAGATTTATCAAGTTTATAATTATCTTCTACTTCCATTTCTTTTATTTCTCCTATCTCATTTGTATAGGTAAGAATAGCAATACGTTTAAATGATTTAAAAACTATATGATAATGTTCAACAGTATTTTCACTTCCTCTATAATATTGTTTAAAACGACCATTAAAATCATCATCACTCATATACATATAACCACTGTATTTTCTAATATCATTATTGATACCAAAATCACTTTCAGCAGATTCTAAAATTTTAGTAAGTTCTTTACTTAGATGTCCTCTATGATAATCTAATATACCATTAGGTGACATATTCATTCTACGTATTCCCCAATCTCTATCTTCAAGACGTTCTTTATTAACACTAGTAGGAAAATAAAAATCTAAAGGATGAACAATTTCAAAAACTATATCATTATGATTTACCCCTTTATAAGATATAGGGCGACCACAAACTAAATAGTGTTCAAATAAGTCTATATATTTATCAGCTAAATCTTTATCGTGAATAATATAGTCTAGTGCTTCTTGACCACTAATAACTCTATTATCTTTATATGTACGTTGGTATTCTTCTTTTGCTTCATCTAAAGGTGGTTGTTCAACTGTTTGTTGACCTGTATTAATTCCTTCAGCATTAAGAGCATTTACAGCTTGTTGACCTTGATAAGCAGTGTAGAAAGCATTTAAGCCTTTGTCTTTATCATTCTGATCATTAGGGTGAGTTTGAATTACATTTGGATAATGTTCTCTACGACCAAATTCAGATAATCTCATTTGAACTACAGGAGAAACTATATTAAAATTTCTAAGTCTTCCTCTAAATCTTTTATATTTCTCTACTTTAGTATTAAAAGGATTTAGTATGTAATTATAATCTTCTTCATTAACTTCATTTTCCAGCATTCTATATAGTCTTACTATTTCGCTTTCTTCTTCATTAGCAACTATACTGTCTAAATAATGTTCTGCTGTTTCTTCTATATTGTTAAGACCTGTTATATCAGTTAATTCGTATCTGTTATCTTGTGAAAGTTTTTGAGTAGGTATAGACATTATTAGCTTGTTTATACAAAGTTAAAAATAAATAGCAGAAAAGCAAATAAAAGCTTAAAACATTTCTCTATTAAAGAAACTTTCCATATCTGTTGTAGGCATTGTATCTTCTACCTCTACGAAATACTGTTCCCTAATATCAAACATTCCTACTATCAGCGTACTTACTCTATCGAAGTTCCCCTTTAAGCTCCACTTTTGTAACTCCTTTAATAGATTTATATCTGGAATTTGATGCACAAACAATATATCATTTCCATGTTCATCGGTATCAACTTTCTCTAATAGCTTATCTTTAAGATATACAGCACCATCCCTTTTACGTTGGTCGTTAATCTGAATACCATAATTAGGTTTCATAGAACCTTCATTCTCTTTATCAAAGATACTAACAGGTTCTTCTGTAAGATAGTGTAAAGCTTCTCTTTGTCTAAAGAAATCATAAGTACCTTTTGTATTCTTTTCATATAGTATCTTGCCGTTATAGTACTGGGCTATCTTATATAGTATTTCGTTATATGCATCTGTAGTTTCAGGTCTACCTATATAAACCCCTACAAGTTTTCCTCCTCTTCCTTTAGTAAAAGTATTTACTCTTTCATAAACGTAAGTACAACCAAAAGAATGCTTACTAGTCATATCTTTATTGTCCTTATCTATACCAAATGGATCATGCCAAATTCTATAAAGATTATCAGGAACATTACCATTAGCATCTCTATAAGGTGCTCTGAATTGTACAAAAGAACCATGATTATCTTTTGAAGGTTTAAGTTTTAAATCATTAATCTCTGGATGAAACCTAAGTAGTTCTGCTTCTTCTAAAAATCTAGCATCTTTAAATATAACATTACCACGTTCATTATAAGCTAATAATCCTGACCTACCTAAATTTCTTTTAAGAGCATTTCTTTTAATGTTAGATATACATTGTTCTATAATCTCACTAGGAAAGATATTATCAGAACTTCTACTAAAAGCTTCTGAAGGAGAAAAAGAATACTCCATACTTCTATCTCGTAGTTTCTTTATCTTACCTTTCTTCTTTAGCATCTTACGAATACTAATTTCATAAGTTGCTGCTTCTCTAGTCATACTGTTTCCATCTTTATCATAGAAACCTTCTTTATTAGCAAAATCTGGCATATAAAAACCACAACCTTCTTCTTCTGCATCTTTATCAAAAAGGTTTTCAAATAATAGAAAATCAGAACTAGCAGGGTCATAAAATAGTTCTTCAAAGTGTTCCCAAAAAGCATCGTCACCACCACCTGTACCAAAGACAATCATTAGACCTGTAATAAATCTACCAGCTTTAAGTGTAGGTAGAGTACTCTCTAAAAAATCAGCAAGGTTACGAGCCTTACCAGCTTCTTCTACAATAACTAATGCTGCATCTTTACCACGCATAGCACCTGGTTGAGCAGGACCGAATGGTACAGCAATAATACTAGACTTATATCCACGTTCTACAGAAGAAGAACTTTTATATTTATATCCAAATTTAATAAATCCTTCCTTACTATCTCGTAATCTACGTTTACTCCAATCTGTATGTTCATATATCCATTGAAGATAGTCATCAGCCATACTAAACGTGCCTTTAGGATATAAACTATCAGCATCATAAGCAGTAATACCTGTTACAGAATCAGGATAAAGATCAGCACGATTAGCACATATCCA